GAACTGTTTCGGATTGTATCAACTGTTAAATTACTTGCCATTGTTTACTCCGTAGTTATCAAAGGTGCATCAAAACTAACTTGTGTATTATCAGCACTTAATTCATCTATAATTAAAGTTGCAGTTCCACTATGCGGATAGTAATAGCTACTGCTACCATTTTCATAAAAGTGAATACCATACCGAACGTAGTCTGTTGTATTCGGTTGATCGTATATACAAGCAGCACCATGGTTTACGTGTGAATTAAGATGTGATCTTCCCATGGATACAGATGTACTTGTGCCACTACCGCCACCTAAAATATCAACGACATTTACTGTTGTATCACCAGCAGTAAATCCTGTCTTGCTTGCATTAATTGCTCTACCAATTGTCCAGTACATATAATTGCTACCAACATATGCAGTTCCTTGAGTTGATATTTTAAAAATACTATCAGCACGGGTTGGTTTTAATACTATAACCAAATTGGGGTGTTCATCATTATGTTCTACTTGAAGTGTAAAAGATCCCCCGGATCCACTAAATGAATTGTCGGTACTAGCAATATATGTTCTTAATACATTCAGTCCTGTTTGTACTGTATTACCTGTAACATTTAATGTACCAGTTACATTTACGTTTTCATTAAATGTAAAACCAGTACCTTCAGCTGTCTTAATATTATCTACTGTTAACGTACTCATATAATTGTCCAATCCGCACTATCGGCTAATGTTATTGTTACACCATCTGCAATTGTAACCGGGCCAATACTCATATAATTTCTATCTTTCGGGATAGTTAGATCTTTTGTAATATTTTTACTACTACTAAAAAATATAGTATCATGTAATAAATCTAGCTGTGTTGCAGCCTCGTCCATTTCATCGTATGTTAAAGCTGATCCTTTTGTTTTTCTTTGCTTTGCCATTTTAACTTCCTGTCGTATATGTTACGTCCACATCACCTGTAATTGTAATTTCCGTTGGGCCTGCACCATTTGCAAGTGTTGTACCTTCAATCGTTGCAGAATATCCGGTATTATTTGTAAAAGAATAAGTTGTTGTACTAGTCGTTGTAGTCCTTGTGTAATAATATCTCAATCTTACACCAACATTAGGACTACTCGTATTTGTAATTGTATAAGGCCCACTGCCAATGGATAAATTAGTGCCAGGACTTTGAATAGTAAAATCTTGTGAACTGTAATATCCACCAACACCAGATACCGTTACTTTAACTCCTGAACTTGTATCACCATCAGTCATATTATAAAGGTCGTTTGCTATAAAAGTAGAATCAGAAGAACTACCCACAGATATGCTGGCTCCTTTTGATATTGTAGACGTAGTATAAGGTCCTAATTGAGAACTGCTACTGCTGCTAGTTGTTGCTCTTGTAATAGTTAATCCTGTGATACCTCCATAATTGTTTGTCGTTCCGTCTACACTTGGTAAAGCAATTGCAACTGTCTGGGTAGTTGTAGTAGATTCGCTATCTCCACTGTCATCACCTCCAGCATCACCAGAATCATCTTGTTGCTGTTGTACTGGTGCTGAATATTCTACTACTACTACGGGAGTTGCAACAAAGTCAGTATCGGAATATTCAAACATATCTGTTGGTCTGGTTTCAACTGCATGATTCATAGAACTGTTTGGCATATAAAAACTAAATCCTGGATATTCTACGAATGTATGTATGTGGTATGGCCCAACAATCTGTTCAGTTGATGTATAAAGTGGATAAAAGAATCCTTGACTACCAGTACCAAATCCACTTGCGCCAGTACCAAATATATAAAATGGACCACCAAATTTATTGTCTGTATTAGAGGTAGATTGGCCATATTCATTATAATAATCGCCTACATAAGCTACATATTCGTTACCACCAGTAAGCCCAGGGTTATCTGTTACATAATCAACTAGTTCATTATCATTATCTGGTGTAAAATATGAAAATAAACTTCTCTCTTCTAATGTAAGTTCCTCTTTAAATTGATAACATTCATCTATCAAAGCCTGTTTTTTTGTTGCATCAGTCTCTGCCTGTATTTGCGGTAATAGTGTTGCGTAATCTGGATTAGCCATTTGCAATAACATTCCCTGATCCTGTTGCCGCGGCATTTGGTACCCATGATCCATGGCCACCAGTTGCATCACCTATTCGATGTACTGGTATTCCATTTACAATTACGTTTGGCGAACCGCCAGCTGCAGGATCACCACATCCAGTTTTATCACCAATCCTAACTGCTCCAGTACCATTTACAATTACATTTGATGAACCACTAACATAAGATGTTTTATGAAATGGGTTCGGTGTAGGACTAGCATGTCCTATATGTTTATCCTGAAATTTTCTAACTACACCCGGCATTAGTTTAGATTAATCTTTCCTATTGGCGTTTTCACATTAATATTACCTTTAGTCGATGTAATATTAATATCACCGTCTGCTGTTATTTCCATATCTTTAGTAACATGAATTTTCTCATTACCTGTTACTGTTTTATACCCATTTGCTGTATGTGTTACCACATCACCATTGGGATGCATTTCAACAAAAGTCCCAGACTTATGATAAATGTGTATACGCTCTGCACCATCTGTATCATCAATTTCAATTGCATGTCCTGATGTTGTTCTTGTAACCTTATTGTTTGGATAAACTGCAGCATATGGTGATGCAGGTTCTCCAGTTACAGGGTCAGGTGTTTTACTATCGTGTATAGTAGTAAGCTTAACATCATTATAATCAATATTCTGTGCTTCATTAGATAAACTACTTACTTCAGCCCTTGATTCTAGTTTTGGTAATGATCCAAAAATTAAAGGAAGCTGTGAATGCTGTCCATCAAGAAAAAGACCAAAAACAAGTGAACCAACCTGAACGCCAAGAGCGTTGTGTAAACCATTTGTACCACCTTCGGTAATTGGTGCTACAACTTGTGCCCATGGTAATTTTTCATCTGGTATATCAACTAGGTCATCAGAATGTATACCATGTATTCTTACTTGAATGCGACCAACCTTTAAGGGATCATTCAGGCTAATTACATTCCCGACAAACCATCTTGTTTCATCACCATAAAAATCTATATGTCTTTTTGGTATCTTCATGTTCTTTTTAAATTACCCATCTTAACGCCAGTCATCGTTATATCATAATTTTCTTTTTTGAAAATATGTCTTGCTGACTGTATAATATAATCACCGGATTTTTTAGAATCAATTCTTCTTCCAGCTGAATTAGAACTAATGTGACTATTTAAAAACTCCAAACTAATAGTACTACCAATGGTATATTGGCCATCACCTTTTAAAAGTTCTGGCCCATCAATATTAAAAGTGATAGGTGCCTTTTGCAAAAATTCTGTTAGTACTTTTGCTTTAATATTATTTTTATAATCAGATGTAAATTCATTTTCATCATAGCTAAGTTTATAATCTTTTGTTCTGTATGTTCCTGACCCGCCAATTCTTGTAATTGTTCTACTTTTCATTTTATTATATGAATAGCCATCAACTTTGTAATCGGTACTAAAAGAAATTTGATCTTGTTGTCCTAATTTATTTTTTAAAGGTCCAAGTACATCTTTTGCTACATCAAATTTAATCGTATTTTTATTTTCATTTAAGGTATTAAAATAACTATACTGTGCCCCAACTAACCCTTTTCGAATAAGACTGTACATATTTTCTGATTCTTCAAATTGATAATTATTTAATATTCTTCTTTGGACTCCAGGCGCCGGTGAAACACCTGCAGCTTCAAATCCCCTATATGCCGTATTATTAATTGGGGAAAAAGATAATAACGTTTCAAGATCTACTAAATTTAATTTCTTATTTGCTAGTGTAGAAAACAAATAGAAAGGATATCCATTTTTTGTAGTTACTCTATTCTTAATCCATAACAAAGCTTCTAACGGTTCCATATTAGGAACAATTAAATTCATATAGCCAGGTGCGGAATTAATTACATTAATTTCCCTTGAAAGGTATGTTTTCGCTATTTTTTGTAATATTGTAGTACCAAATCCACTATAGTATTTGTTAACATTTTTCAGATTGGAAGTGTAAAAAATATCTTCAACAATTTCTAGATTAACAACTTCTGTATGATCATCGTTTCGGATTGTATTTAAAATTCTAGAAATATAGAATATTTTTTCTACAGACTTAGAACCTTCTACTGTACTGGAAATAACAACTGTAATTTTTTCAGCACCAAGTATATCAACATCATTTATAAATTTAGATTTATCAACTAATACAATAGTACCTGTAAGAAAAGGTAAACCAATATCTTCATATATTTCTACATCGGTTACTATTTCCTTAATATCGATATCATTTTCTAGTCTTTCAGAGGATAGAACTATAGAATCGAAATAATATCCAGAAGCATTATACTTGCTATCATTATTTCTAGAAATGTTTACCATTAAACTGAAACCGTCTCTCTAAAGGATTTTACTATTTCATTAATACTTCCAGGTTTAAATACCGAAATTTGTTTTAAATTATTATTTTGGGATATTACTCTATCTAAATATGTAACTTCTGTTAATAAAACCCCTGGGCCAACGGTTGGGTCAATATCTACAAATCCGCTTGTATTTTCATAGTGGTGTGCTGCATTATATTGTTTACTTACAGATTCTACGTTAACAAGACTAGCTGTACCACTTGTTTCAATACTTTCACCGGCCACAAAATTTCCTTTAACCATAATCTGGCCTAGATCCAAATTCCTATGTAAGATCTTGGAAGTAGCTCCTGATGTTCTTCCAGTTACCGTATCGCCTGTTTTAAAGAATCCTGTAAGGGATGTAAGAGAAGTTCTTGTCGTAATAATGTCATTTGGATATTTACGTATAGCATACCTTCTTGCTTCATTATTTGACAAGGGCCATCCTTGTTCCCTTAATTTATCATTTAAAAAGAAAAAGGTCCAGTGGTAAGTAGGTGTTCCATATAGTTTAAGCGACACCTGATCAGGTCTTTCATCTTCCTGTACATAATAATCAGTATATAAAGATTTTGCATCTTTGACCTGATCTATAATATCAGCATATACAGTAATGTTCTGGAAAACGTCTGAGGTTTTCTCATTACCAAAATTATAAAATACTTTTGGAAAATATTCGAAATAGTTTGCCATTATAGACCCGATATCCTTCCTTGACCATCACGTTTCACAACACTTTCAAATTCCGTTTCTGCCGCTTTCCCGTAATATTCATAGAAACGATCTGTATCTTCAGCTTCCACGTCGCTTCTATTTAATGCTCTGTATTCAAAGAATGTTAGAGATAAGTCAATTTCTGTTGGTGATCCATCTTCATGGAAAGTAGACGCTGTAGGATTATAGGCATGTTGTATATTCTGTAGATAAGCCATCTTAATTGGTGTTCCAACATTTTCGTATAATTTATTTGTTCCGCCCGAAAGTAACCGAATCCTAAACATATTAGGGTATTCAAAACCAACTGGTATTGAGCCAATTAGAACTTCATCAGGATACGCATTTAGTCTTAAAACCTTAATAATTTTTTTGATTTGTTCTGATTCTTTAGCGCTCTTTGGGAAAAATTTAAACTGGAATACAAACTGACGTATTCCAACACCGTTAAATGTTGTAGCAAGATTCGGATTAACTGTTACTCTAGCAGCTAGTCCTACAACATTTTTAACACCTTGAGGAACAAAGTTACCTAGAAAAGAATTTGCCAGTCTTGCAGCTGCCATTCTTCCTCCAGTTCGAGCAATGCCTTCATCAGTAAAAAGGTCAGTAAAAGATCTACCTCCTTCTATCAATCCTTGTCCCAAAGCAGCAAGGGCACCTGACCCAGCATTAATTCCGGCCAATGCCGTTGCCCCACTTGGATTTAAAGTTGTTGCAGTATCATAATTAAATATATCATTGACATTATGTACTTGAGGTATGAATAGCTCAATTTGTTCGCCAGTATCAGAAACCTGTAAAGGCGCAAGTTCTATCTCGGAATTTTTTTGAGCCAATGCTCGATTGCCAGCAAATCTGATTGCATCGGGCCGAGGATCGGTTAATTTGGGTTCCGAAGATAGCATTTCTCTTTGATCAAACACCGGCGGTGTAATTTTAAACACCGACAGAACAAGTTTAGATCTTAATAGAGTACCTTCATCTTCAATTGGAAATTTATACTTTGGCATGTAAATCTCTTATAGATAAATTGAATACTTATTTTTCTATTTATAATCAAAAATGGCATATTCTGGTCGATATCAAGTAAAGAACCCAAAGAAGTATAAAGGCGATTTCACAAATGTAGTCTATCGCTCTTTATGGGAACGGAATGTATTTCGGTGGTGTGATGATAATCCAAAAGTAAAAGGCTGGAGTAGTGAAGAAATTGTTGTACCATATTACTATGAAGTTGATAAGAGGTACCACAAATATTTTGTTGATTTGAAAATTGTGATGGAAGATAAAACACTTCTTGTTGAAATCAAACCTGAAAAAGAAACTGCACCTCCGACAGGACAAAAACGTACCAAGAAATATATTAATGAAGGCTTAACATATATTAAGAATATGAATAAGTGGGAAGCAGCAAACGAATATGCAAAAGATCGTGGTTGGGAATTTCAGGTTTGGACTGAAAAGACATTACAAGAAATGAAGTTGCTTACCAAGCCAATGCCAGGTAAACTAAAGAAACTAAAACCTCTAAAGCCCTATCGTAAAAAATCTAAAAAATAGTTATAAATAGCTTCATGAGTAGTTTATTTCAACAACTAGAGATAGAAGCATTCCGTGCTGGTATTACACCGCGGACAAAGCAATCTATTGAATGGTTCCGTAAGAAGGCATCCCAATTAAGGAATGTAAGTCGAAGGGAAATAATGCAAGACGAAACAATTGCATTAAGGAATAGACCGAAGACTGGTGCATTCGGTAATATGTACATGTATTTCTATGACGCAAAGCACAAGGATACATTACCATATTATGATGCATTCCCTCTTGTAATTCCAACTGGTCCAGCTGAAGGTGGATTTTATGGAATGAATTTACACTATCTTCCACCAGTACTTCGTGCCAAGGCACTTGATGCACTTCTTGGACAAGGTGAAGTACCAATGAAATATATTCGACCAACAATACATCGTTATTTGTTTAAACAAGTAAGAAGTCGTTTTGCACTTGTTGATGAACCAGAATGGGAGATTGCTACATTCTTACCAACTGCAGACTGGAGAAAGAGTACTGCAGCAAATGTTTATAGAGATTCAAGGAAGAAAATGAATGGCTAGTATCGAACAATTAAAATCTCAGATATCCAAAGGTGGCGGATTAGCTAGACCAAATCAGTTCCTTGTTGAATTACCAAGTGCAGATAGCAGAGCGTTAAATATTTTATGTACACGAGCAAGCCTGCCAGGTAAACAAATACTTACACACGATCGAAGAATTAATATGCAGTTTGAAAAAGTAGCATACGGTTTTGCTGTTGATGATGTAAGTTTATCTTTTCTTTTAACAAATGATTATTCTGCAAAAGACTATTTTGATAATTGGAGAAAGAAAATACTCGATGAGGAAACTTTAACAGTAAAATATAAAACTGAATATCAAGAATACGTTAGAATACACCAACTAAAAAGACCAATATTCGGCATTAATCGTGACGTAAATATCGGTCCATTGGGTTTTAACATTGACTTGAATATAGGAGAAGATACTGTATACAGTGTTGAATTGATTGACGCATTCCCAACTACTACATCTGGTGTGGAATTTTCAAACGATGTTGACGCAATATCGGAAATGACTGCCTCTCTTTCTTACACAAATTGGAGAGTAATTAATAGTCCTCAAGGAAGTGTAAGTTTAAATATTAGTAGGCCTAGATTAAATTTTTAAGTGATAGGAGTAAATTATGGCTTTACCAAAACTAAGTGAAGTGCCATGGTACGACGTAGAAGTACCATCAAACAGAAAACAAGTTAAGTTCCGACCTTTTCTTGTTAAAGAAGAAAAAATTCTTCTGATGGCTTTAGAGTCAGAAGATCCAGGACAAATTAGTAATTCAGTATTGAATATTATTGAATCTTGCGTAAAAGGAGATGACCTAAACCATTTGTCATTAACATCGACAGACGTTGAATATCTTTTCCTTAAGATTAGATCTAAGAGCGTAGGAGAAGTAATTAAGTTAAATTTAAAATGTCAAAAATGTGAAAGTGAGAATGAGGTTTCAGTTAACATTGACGATATTAAAATTGAATCCAAAAGTTTACCAAAAGAAATTCAACTTACTGATTCAATTGGTATTGAGGTTAAACAACCTAGCTTCCATCAACTAAGTCAAAATCAAGAGATGATGAATGCTAATACTCAAACTGAACAGATCTTTTCGTTAATTAAAGAAGTAGTAACTGCAGTATTAACAGAAGAAGAAAGAATTAGTACGAAAGACGTTACAAAAGAAGAGTTCCAAGAATTTATTGATTCAATGACGCAAGATCAGTTTTCAAAGATTCGGG